TGATGTACCTCTTGTTCCTGAAGAACCACTAGTTCCTGAAGAACCGCTAGTTCCTGAAGAACCACTTGTTCCGGATGTACCTCTTGTTCCCGATGTACCACTAGAACCATTTGCACCCGATGTNCCACTAGAACCCGTCGCTCCCGATGTTCCTGACGAACCACTAGTACCTGATGTACCTCTTGTTCCTGAAGAACCACTTGTTCCGGATGTACCTCTTGTTCCCGATGTACCACTAGAACCATTTGCACCCGATGTTCCACTAGAACCATTTGCACCCGATGTTCCACTAGAACCCGTCGCTCCCGATGTTCCTGACGAACCACTTGTTCCGGATGTACCTCTTGTTCCTGAAGAACCACTTGTTCCGGATGTACCTCTTGTTCCCGATGTACCACTAGAACCATTTGCTCCCGATGTTCCACTAGAACCCGTCGCTCCCGATGTTCCTGATGAACCACTTGTTCCCGAAGAACCACTAACCCCACTAGCACCAGATGTCCCTGACGAACCACTAGTACCTGAAGTACCTCTCGTTCCTGAAGTTCCACTAGAACCACTAACACCACTAGTCCCCGAAGACCCACTATTTCCACTAGTACCTGAAGTTCCTCTCGTTCCTGAAGTCCCACTAGAACCACTAATACCACTTGTTCCTGAAGAACCACTACCACCAGTGCTTCCGGATGTTGTAACCAATAAACCATTAGAACCCACACACACCAAACATCCTGATGAACTAGTGAAACTACATACAGATAAATCATTAACAAATGTGGTACATGCTCTGTTTGCGGTTATATTACTACCAATAATATTGGTATGTGTAAATGAGGAAGATATTGTATTACCTATACCACCTAATATTGATGAACAATTACCATTTGCACAATTACAACAACCTCCACCAATTACAGAATAACAACTGGTTATAGTATTTAGATAACCACCACCAATTGATGAATAAGATGCACTAATACAAAGTTTATTACCATAACCACCCGATATAGTTCCTAGTCCAGATAAAACACGATTAGAATAACCACCACCAATGAATGACCTAGTACCTGAAACTATATTATCATGACCTCCGCCAATAAATGAGGAAGATACTAACTCACAAATTATATTAGATAAACCACCACCAATTGATGAGGTAGTTCCTGATACGCGATTACTAAAACCACCACCAATAAATGAAAAACATTCTGATACGGTATTTCCACTACCTCCTAATGCTGCCGAAAAATTTCCTGATGCGGTATTTCCAACACCACATCTAACAGATGAGTTAATACCACCACCTAATATTATTACCGGAGGATTAGGACTTGTTCCACTAGTACCAGCCGAACCCGTTATACCTGAAGACCCCGATGAACCATTAATTCCACTAGTACCTGAAGAACCACCGGCACCTGATGTCCCCGATGTCCCTGATGTCCCACTATTACCCGATGTTCCTGATGTTCCCGATGTCCCACTATCACCTGATGAACCACTAGGTCCTGAAGTACCATTAACACCTGAAGTACCATTAGCACCTGAAGTACCATTAGCACCAGATGTTCCCGATGTACCATTAATAAAACCTGTTATTGTAACTATACCACCCGTTGAGTCGTATAGTTCCAATGTTGTTGCAGCAGAGAAATAAGTTCCTCCTGTAATATATGGGAATATATTTAATACTTGACCTATTTCGGCCTTATATGATGACCCTTGAGGACTTTGCGTCGTATCATAAGGTTTAACAATATGTATTAAGTCATTAACAGTTACGCCAGTCGCTAAAAGTCTATCGGTTAATCTCATTTTTTAAATAATATTTATATGTGATAAATAGTTTAATTTTGGAAATCGTACAAGATATTATCCATAAATTCAAAATCTACCAAATCTTGGAATTCCTTACCGGATACAGTAACAACACAAGAATAGATTTTAAACTCCTCACAACCATCTGAAGTAATTAATTTAATACCCAATGAAGGAGCATTATCAAATTGCGGTGGTAAAAATATATTTACATACGGAGAAGGAGGTACGTTAATGATTGACACCAAAATGCATTGGTTTCCGTATATATCACAAGCATAAACTGTGTATGGAGGATTTAACCCTGATACTGAATATATCGCAACTGCTTTCATCTATTAATCTTTTATTAATCTTACTGAGAAACCATATATTTTATTGTAACCATATCTATTAGCAACACTGGTATTAGCAGCCAAATATAGAAGCCAAGCAAAATCACTATCAACTTCTGTTGAACTCCAAAACCCACCATTGTTTCTAATATTATTAAATCCTCCAAAGTTTGAACGCCAACCTCCAGGTAATCCTGTAAAACCGCTAGAGTTAGAGGCTCCTGTATTGGGACTTAACCAGTGTACTGTACCTGTTTCTTTTAATTTACCACCCGCAACACTATTTCCACCTAAATAAGTGGTTAAAGTTGTCCATTCTGTATCAGTTGGAATGTGATATCCTGATGGTGCCAATTGTTTTCTTTGACCTACATCAGTTTTTGAGGCCTCATTCCAAATTCCCATCACAGCATACCAATTATATAACTTACCATATGTGTCTCCCGTTGTTGTACTACCGCTGTAATAACACCAAGCACCTGTTGTTAATGTCGCCCACTGGCTTGTTCCTGTGATTTGTGGAATTAATGTACCATCTCTATAAGTAGGAACATTTAAATTACACGCCGCCCAAGTTTGAGTTCCAATTGTTACATCATTCAATGAACAAAGATATGATGAGGAAACATTTAAATTAGTTAATAAACAACTAGGTATTTGAGACGCTCCTGAAATAACTTTTGAAACACTATTAACAGATGTTATATTATATGGATAATTTTTACCAATCATATATAGATTTGTGGTTATACCATCAAGGTTAACCGATGTTATATAGATATTACCACTATCCTCGAAAATACCATATGTCGCACAACTATTATTCGGTAATAATAATTCAACATCAACTTCTAAAGTTCCTGTTAAATAATTCCATTGACTTAAATAACATTTATCAGTAAAAGCATCAGTATTAAGTACCAAAAATTTATAAGCGAGTGTTCTATAAAAATCTCCAGTGATATATCTACCAACTATTAAAGGAAATTTAGTTGTCATAACAGGACTTACACCTGATATATCTATTTCAACAACTTCGTTAGGGCTATTAAAAGTATTTACCGCTAAAATAACTGTGTCCGAAATCGCCGCAAGACCCGCAGAATTACTAAAATTTAATGGAGAGGGGATATTACGATTAAATATCGCACTAAATGATGGTAAAGTTATATTATATTCGTTAAAACTAAGACCAATTGGTTCCCAAAGTTTATTTGAGGTATGAGCAATATCATTACCACCAGAATATTCTGCAGGCATTGTTAATAATGTTGAAGTATTTGTCGAAACATTATATGACCAAACTTTATCTTGATTATCATTATATATTACAGCACAAGTCGCTATAACAGGACAAGATTCAATATCAGTAAAATTAATTATTGAATCAATAACTCCCAAAGTGGTATGAACAACATATCTACCAGGATATGTATATCCAGGTGTTGGTCCTAAATCAGTATCTAAAATAAATTTAGTCGTTCCAAGATATATCGTGTTATTAAAATTATATAATTGAACCCCAATACCAATATTTACAAATGTTTTAAAATTAAAACCATTTGGGTCACCATTTAAATTCACATAATAACTTTCCCATAAACATTTAGCCTCGTAATCCGTTGTTGAATTATTAATATTATGGGTTGTCTCATTTTGAGTAACAGATGTTGAAAAATAAGTATATATCGATGGTGTTGCCGGTTTTGTTGATGAAGGTGTCATTGTCATTGTTGGAGTCATCGTCATTGTTGGAGTTATTGTAGGTGTTTGAGTTGGAGTTTGGGAAGGTGACGCACCAGGTGTTGAGGTCATAGTAGGTGTTATAGTAGGTGTAGGTGTCATGGTAGGAGTTTGAGTTGGCGTTGGAGTTTTAGATACTTCGGCAGGGTCAGTTAAAGTACATACCGTTATTGCCGTATAATCAAGCCAAAAATCTGTTGTTGTTGCCGTATATAACCCGGCAGGTAAATTCTGAATTGCCGGTGATATACTACCTTTATTATCTACACCCCCATTCCACCATACAGTTTTATACGGTGGTGTACCACCACTTATTGTAACCGACGCCTTACCATCAATAGCTCCAGGGTATGATGGGTCTCTTGTATCATTTGGATTACAAGCAACCCCCATTGGGAAAATGGTTATTACATTACATTCATTTGATAGAGTATATGCTGTTATTACTGGTGATGGCGGAGGAAAACAACTAACGGAGTCATCACTACCAATACAAGTAACACAATCATCATAGTTTGTTAATATCGCATCACTTCCATTATATATTTTTGAATTACTTGGGATAGGTTCATCAATCACATATCCACAAGCACTAAATTCAGGTGTTATTATAGAATAAACCTGATTAAGATTAGGTGTATCACCAACATAATTACTTAACCCAAAATAATTATCTGAATTATTAGATTTAGTACAACAAGTTTGAAAATAATAAGTCATTGTCTCTTTATATATAAATAATCGTTTATTTGATTTTTAAATAAAAAGATACAAACAATTTTATTTTTATAAATGGGACAAAAAAAATCCCCAATCAAGGGGATTATATTTATTTTCCAAAATGTTCTTTGATTATTGCAATTCCTTCATCAATTTCATTGTAATCTCTTTCGGGAGCAAATAATAAACTATTCGGTTTAACATCCGGAGATTCAACAATCATAAATGCGGGAACAAAATCATTTTCTGTTATCTCCACAAACATATCGTATTCGTCCTTATGTTCATTAATATCTCTTTCAACAAAGAATATGTCGGACTCAACTAGTTTGTCCTTCATTTGGGTACAAAAAGGACACCCTTCCATTGTGAAAAGAATTAATAACTTATCCATTTAGTAAGTTATCAACTAATTCTTTTATTTGGGATTCCATTTGCATTCCTGGTTGAGAATAAACTTCTTTACCTTCTGAAAATGATTTTACAGTGGGTATTGCTCTAATACCTAAAGAAGAAGCGAATTCTTGATTTTTATCGACATCCATTGTATATAGTTGAACCTCGGAATTTTGATTTCTATATTCTTCTGAAAGTTTTTCAAAGGCAGGTTTCATTACGCGGCAGGGTTGGCACCAAGTGCCCCAAAAGTCCACGATTAATTTATCACCATTCTCAATTTTTTGTTTTAATTCTTCTGTTGTAATTTCCATAATTTTAATCTTTTTTTATTGTTAATCGTTTTAATTGTGATATCATATAATCCACCACATTTTTTTTATCCACCGTTGTTAAAATAAATATATCAGTTTCCATTCTTCTATAAATTAAAATTCCGGTTGAGTCATATTCATATAATCTACCTTGATGCAATGTCATATATTCATCATTCATCCAATCTTCATACCATAATAGATGGGATTTACTTAAAAATGTATCCATATCTTTTGGAGATATTGGTGTAACTCGTAAGTCAATAATGCTCGGGTATAAACCAAACCTTTCCTTGAAGGTGTCTATACAATTTTGTGGTATTTCTTCCATATTAAAAATCAAATAAGTTATCGTTGTTTTCTATCTCTACAGCCCAATTAGAATTATAAGAATTCATTTTATAAATTAAATCGTTCTCCCACCCTAAATTATAAACTATTGGTGGTGTGGTACCAGCAATGTGTAATCCTATTCCTTTTGTTGTTTTATAATCTGATTGTATTTCTTTTCCCTTAACTTTAGCAATAATCTCTAAAGTATCAAATAATTTATTATCAACCAAAGTTGAAATTCTATCATCCAACACATTCAAAACTTTATCCCAACTATTATCTAACAATTTATTATATCTACCTAAAGTTTGAACTCTATGTAAATTAAATTTTTTACCATTATGCGATATACAATATTCTATTGATGCTCTATCACTAGAATCAATATCACCTCTTCGTAATGATATTAATAAAGATTGTGGTGTTTTTATATATATCTTAACACAATTAGATTGAGATATTGATTCCGTATTATAATCTTTGGTGGTTTGTAATACAAGAGGTATATAACAATCATCCGCTTGAAGGATGACATCATTTACTTCTTGGATAAATTTCTCATTATAAACCCTTGTGAAATCCCCCGAATGATAATGAGAATGTTTTTCTGACCATTCAAAATGTTCCTCAATAAATTCAGTATGTGTGTTTGATTTCCATTTAACCGGTTCTTCAAATCTTTTTAATGAATCATAAAATCTAAAATGGTCTCTATAAGTCGCACTACTAATTTCCCCATCAATAACTAACTTAAAAATTTCAAAAGCGTTACTTTTCTCTTTATTATTTAAAAACTCACTACCAACGCCAATATAAAACCCCATTATGGGATTCTCCAACATTTTTTTAATTATGTCATCATTTTGAGAAGTTATATAATTTTTCCCAAATAATTTACAAGCAAAATCATAAGTCTCAAAATTACAAGATTTAACGGTATGTAATATTCGTTTTAATTTATCACCACTAACATTATGAACATCCATAAAGGCGTCAATATATTTAAAATCTCTTTTCACCAAATCTTTTTTCTTTGGTTGCGGAAATACCGTCATCAACTCAAACCAATTATTTGGGAATTTAATACCCGAATTATCCAAATATCTTTTGTAAATTCTCATATCGGGAGACATATCTAAATATTTTTCAGTACCAGGAATGGCATTTACAAATGAGTTAATGATTTCATTTATTTTTTCCGGAACATCCTCAATAATACCTTTAGCCAAAAAACCATTTAGAATCTCTCTTAAATGAACTCTTATTTTATTTATTGGGTCAACATTAAACATACACCTTCTAACATTTTTTCTACATTTTGTTTTAAGATGATAATTAGTTAAGGAACCTGTGTATAATGAATTACTTTTAGAATTAAATGTTACGAATTGACATTTAGTATTCACCTTGAACCACTTACCAGCAAGTCGTCGTCGTTTAGCGTATTGGAAAATTTTAAATGATATTTTATCCTCATCGGTGGTAACACAGATTATTACTCTCTCAAATGATAAGGAACACAATGGGTTTGAGTAATTATTTTTAAACTCATCTTCAGTGTTATGAGTGTCTTTATAGGTAAAACTACCCCAAGGAGTCATATTAGCGTCATAATCATCAGAAAAAGGACACTCGGTCAACACCTGTTTTATAGGGTTAGAACTATGATATTCTTTTGTTTGATGTTGTCTGATTGTGTAATTATATATCTCTTGACGCATAGGTATCTATTTTTATCAAAGATACAATAAATTTTGGGATAAAACAATTAATTTAAAGAAAAAGACGCAAATTGGGTTCGTTGGATAATTGATTCAACATTTTTGGCCTCTATCTCATCATATTGGATATTTTTTAATTCAACAACAACACTAATTAATTGTGTTTTTGTTAATTCAACAGGTTCGTTGTTTTCCACATTCTTATAACATTGTTCTTTAACTTTTTCATAGAAGTCATCTTTCAATAAGTCCCCAATCAAATCTATTAAATCATTGGGGTTCTTATCGAAGAAAGTTATAAATTGATTAATGTAGATTTCAACATCAACATTTTTCATATCATTATTTTTTAAAAGGTGAAATTTAGGAAACTATCCAAAACCCTGGTTCTTGTTCACTAAGATTTTCTAAAACTTTTTCCGGTATCTTAATATTTGGATTACTATTTCTTAAATTAATAAAGACCAATTCAGGAAGTTCAGAAACACTCTCCGGAATACTTTCAAGACTAGGATTGTTTTGTAATGATAAAAATTGTAAATTTTTTAAATTACCAATTGATTCCGGTAAACTTTTACAAATGTTTTGTAATAATAAAGCTTCAAGATTTACAAATCTACCAACCGAATCTGGAACTTCTAATACAATATTTTCATTAGATTTGTTGCTGATTAATAAACGAATTATGGTATCAGGTAAACTTTCAAACAATTCGTCAAACCCATAAAGAGCAACAAATTTACCTGATGAACTTTCCGGATAATTTACCTCAACAGTATCTCCACCAGTTTTTACCAAACCTTCGGCAAATTCTTTTTTGAAGTATTCTTTAAGTTCTTTCCCTTCACCATTTAAGAATTCAACAAGATTTATTTGTCTATCTCTTCTATTCATAAATTGACTAGACGGGAAATGGAATTGGTATCTGTTTTTTGGTAATCCGGTTTTATCACTAAATTCTGTATCGTTATTTGGTAATACAACATAATATTGTCCACCTTGGTTTAAGTAATAATCAAAATATGTTCCGTCAAGTTTTGATGTACACCAACTTGTTTCACCAAATTGGTCAGCAGTATCATAATACCCACCAAAAAAAGCACCCGCCTCTTTTGCCGGTTGACTCATATCACTAATTGTTACAACAGTCCAACTTGGACTTACAAAATCAATTTTTGACCCAGGATAAGCAAAAGGATTTTCTTTAGTTAATCTTTCAGCCTTATTTGATTTAGAATCTTTAGATAATTTAAAATCTTCTACGGCGGTATATAATTGTTCTGGAGTTATTTTATTAATATCCCTTAATTCCTCCGGAATTCTTCCTTTAAAACGCTCGTGTTTCAATAAATCAACACCAAGTTTATCAATGTCTTCTAAAAACATTCTTCTATATTCTTGAGCAACTCTCTTATATTCCGGAGTACCAACTTCAATGTCAGCTCTCTCATCAGTAAAAGTCGGTCTTATAAAATGTTTTAACATCCATTGAGTATACTTACCAACTTTAACATTATCCATATCTTCTAAAGTAGCCCCTTCTTTATCAAAATCTTGAGGAACTCTAGTTGTTGGGTCAGCAAATATTATTGTTTTTAATGTGTCCAAATCCATAGCTCCTTTAGGTTTTTGTCCCGGAGCTGTTGGTTTTGCCGCAACAGTTGGTTTAACTAATTTGTCGTATAATACTTGGAAACGAGATTGTTCTGTAATCAAATTTGATAATACTGAGGTTATTTTCATTTTAATAGTTTTTTATTATAAATATTCGTTTTTTATAAATAATTCACCAAACACCATTACTTTTGTTTGACGGGACAAAGATAATGATAATTTTTAATAATCCAAATTAATTTTTATAATTCATAATTAAAATTTCTTCACCCATTGTTTGTACCTTACCCTTCTTAGCCGCAGCCGCTTTTGCAAATAATTTTCTCTCCCATTGATATTGATTCTGAGGAAACCATACTTGTAATTGGGGAAAATCATAGTAAGACATCCCAAATTTACCCTTAACCCTTTTTAATGTGTTAGCTAATCTTTCGTGGTCTTTACTATCAAAGTCATGATTATTGTAATAGTTCTCTGTTTTCCAATATGGCGCATCCACATAATGAAACGTTTTATCAGAATCATATTTTAATATTAAATCTTCAAAATCCATATTTTCAATATGAGTAATATTAAGAAAATATTCCACCCAATCAGGTTTAGATAATTTGTCTCGGAATGTTAGATATTTTGATTTATACTTTCCTTTAAGGTCAATAAACGAACTTGTTTCAGGTTTAGAACCACTAAAAACTTGAGTAACCACATAAACATATTTCGCGGCGACTTCATAATTATATTCACCAACATTAAACCCTTCTTTAAAAATTTCAGACTGAAATTTAATAAATTGTTCTTTACATATTTCTGGTGTAGGAAACACTCCTTTTTCTTGACAAGGGATTTTATTTATCTCCTCTAATAATCTTGAGGGATTTTTAATACACTGAAATAAATTATAATTTAACGGATTCAAATCATTATATACAATTTTTTTAAGATTTGGATATTTACTTAAATCCATATTAAAATAACACCACATCATTCCACCGAAACTCTCGGTATATATTTCCATATCATTTGGATAATATTCTATTAACCACTTACCTATTCTACTCTTACCACCAATCCAACTTAACATATTATTAAAATTTAAAATTATATTCTGATTCAGGATTTCTTGGAAATCTTGAAAGTTTATTAAACGCAATATAACTCACGTATTTATTAAATGTAATTAAATTATTCTTTTTAATCAAATCACAAAATTCTTCTTTACTAACAAAATTATTTATAACCTCATTAAATTTATTTTTTTTTCTTTCTAAAAAAACAGTATCATCACTATATATAATATTTTTAAATTTAAAAACATCCGTCAAATTAGTTATTGATAATATTTTTATTTTACCGGAAGAGTAAATGTTTAATTTATAAACACCATTGTCCGATAAAAACTTTTTCAATGAAATAATAAACCCCTCATTCCCCGCAATCGAGACGTGATGCCATTTATTTTTAATCTTACTAATACACCCATCCCCGTCAAAATAACCCCTAACAAAATGTTTAATTAAATTAGGTTCAATATTGGGGAATATTATTTTAAATGTTTTATTATTAACACAACCTAAATCAAATAATCTATTAACCAATAAATTTGAATAAACCGTTACCGAACAAAATTTAGATTTACCATCTATGCCGCATTTTATTGGCTTGTCACATTCTATATCTGTAAGAAATTTTTCAATATGGGGTTTATCAGTATCTTTTAATTTTAATTTTAACTCTCCACTTTTACCATCTTTCATTCTGGTATACCCATCCGCATATAAAAACCCTAACCAATATGACGACTTCTCATTTAACTCATCAAAAAAATGTTCATTAAAACTATATTTTCTCATAATACTCTTTAACTAATTTTTGGATAAACTTGGAAATACTAACCTCCTCGTTTTTCATTTTATCAAAAAGATATCGGTTAATACTTATTCCGTATTTAACTTTCTTATCTTCGTCATTTTTATTAGGTCGTCCAATCTTTCCCATATATTATAAATATCCCAAAGAATAGTAAAAGTGCGTTAAAAAGTGAAGTTTTTTTGAGAAAAAAATAGTTTTTCTTTTAAAATTTTTCCCCTATATTTGATATAAATTAATATTATTTATATGGAAACAGTAGAAGGTCAGATTATCGACGAAAAAGACATTAAAACAACAGAAAACATTAATCAAAATACAAAGGGTGAAAAAGCAGGTTGTAAATCTTGCAAAAAAAAAGGAATATCAAACACCGATTGGCTTATGATAATCCTTTCATCTTATATTTTATTCTCATCAGTTTATGGTACTATAAAATTGATTAAAGAACTTATGTTGTTATTCTAAAATTACTTACGAGAGAATTTAACATTTAATTTTATAAACAAATCCCCAACATTATTAAACCCTTTAGATTTAACTCGAAGGGGTTTTGTTGTGTCAAAGTCAATCGGCAATTTAACCGATATATTACCTTTTGGATGATTAACATCTAAAGTATCTTTCTTTAACGACTCTAAATCAAAAAAGGTATTATACACTAAATCATTACCAAGTTTTTCAAAATTATTTTCAGGTGAAACTTTAATCCTTAAAACTAAATTTCCGTAAATACCATTATGGAAATCACCTTTCCCTTGTAATCTTAAAAATTGTCCATCATCCACAGCATGAGGTAATTTAATTGATAAATTTTCAATAGAACTTTTGGTTGTTTCTCCATTACAAGACCCACAAACTCTTGAATATGAGAACCCTTTTCCATTACAAGAATAACAAACTTGTCTCACCATCTGAATAAACATTCCTGTACCAATTCTTTGGATTGTGAACCCTTCTCCTCTACAAGTACCACAATTTACCCTATCACCACCACTACCATTACAACCGCCACATTTATGTTTTCTACTATATGTGATTGTTTTATCAGAACCATTATAACTTTCTAAAACCCCAACCATAACTTCAATCACTTTATCCGGAACTGATGGTTGTCTATGAGAGTGCATGTTATTAAACATATCTTCAAATGGGTTTCCACCACCACCAAATGGGTTAAAACCACCACCAAAAGGATTTGACCTTTGATTATCGTATTGTTGGCGTTTATCGTTGTCCCCTATTGTATCAAACGCTTCAGAAATTTCTTTAAACTTATTCTCATCACCACCTTTATCCGGATGATGTTCCACCGCCAATTTTCTATAGGATTTTTTAATCTCTTCTTGGGTAGCTGTTTCATTAACACCTAATGTCTCATAAAAATTTTTCATACTTATTTACTTATATTTAATTTAAAACTAATCTATTTAATAACAACTATCAACATGAATTACTTAATTGTTCTATTCAAAAATAAAATAAAAAAGAAAATAATCAATAAATTTAAGACACATAAAAAGTCAGATGATTTATTTATTACCTTATCTAATCAAAGTAATGATGTTATTTTTGAAAAAAAGTATACGAATGGGGATGAGTGTAGTTATGAATTAGCAATATTGGAAAAGTCTCCCGATACATTTCTTCCTGTATATTTAAAAGATGAGTTGGGTCGACAAATTAAAGTTAATTTAGACGATGATGATTATACAATAACAAAAATAATAACCTATAAAATTGAGGAGACTTTATTAGACCTCACTTTAAATAAAAAAATAAACTCTCTCGAGTTTATTAAATTATATTTAGACCCAGTGGGGTTTAAATTAGTATCAAAATTAAATAATAAAATTATCGTTCAGAATGACGATAAAGTTAATTTATTCATTTTAAAAAACGAGTATGATTCCTCTCGTTTTATAGATTCTATTTCAAATAAATTCATTTCAGAAAAAAGAATGGATTGTATGTTTGTTAAAGATTATTCCATCACCCAAAAAAAATCCCTGTATAATTTATTAATTAATCAGGGGTTTTCAAAAGACTACCTTCTTCGGTATTCAACAACTCATCCAGTAAAAAAATAAATTCAGTGTTTGAAATATCAATTTTGAATTGTTTATAATTTCGGTCAACATCTCTGAAATTTTTTTGAACTGTTTTATAATCTTTCTCTTTAAGTTCAAAAGCTATCATACATTTTCCATCGGGGAATAAACTTTCAATAGCATCAGATATCATCGCCAATTTTTGAATTATCCCATCAACACTTTTTTTATTCTCATCCATAATGTAAGTTTTTCTGGTATTATTTGTTTTGGAAGAATGTCCTCCTTTTTTATTTTTACTATATCTTTGATTAATTTTGATTTTTCATTATGTAAATCAATCTCATCTTTTTTAATCTCATTCTGATACCAGTTTAGGTGTTTTAAGCTCTTCTTCATTATCTTCTAACTCAATTTTAGTATTTTTTATATTAAATTTTAAACTTTTCAAATTATTTAAATTTTGTTTTTCAAAAATATTTTTTAATTCATCCACTTTGTTTTGGAACAGTTTGTCTTTTTCTTCTCTCTCTAAATTATATTTAATAATATTTTGTAAATTTTCAGAAGTTTTTTCAACATTACTCTCACTTATTTCACTAACAAATGAAAAAAATCTATGGTCAGTCATTGTACTTTCTTGTTCCATTACTTTATCTTCCTCAACATATTTTTTAGGTAGTTTCCAACTCATTGGGAAAGCAACATCAAAACTTAAATATTTTTCAATTTTTCTAACTGATTGTAAGTAAGGGAATAGTAGTGAAAATTCTTTATATAAGCTCATAATTAATATTTTATAATATAGGTTAAACAATAGGATATTGCCAATCCTAAATAAATAAGTTCCCCATTATTCAATAAAAACCTTTTCGGTGGATTTGATATTAGGGAACCTATTAATCTAATAACCGTTCTTGAAACGGTCAAAATCGAAAAGATAAATATAAACAATAAAATTGTTTTAATATCCATAACTACTCGTCTTTTTTTCTTTCCGATAAAATTTCTTTTCGTAAAGTATCTAATGATTTTTTTAAATCTTGTGCTAATTTTCTAGCTCTAGTACCAGCACTTTTATTACCTGCGAAGAATTTTGTTGCGTCCACCGATAATTCTTCGGTTAAAGCCTTAATTTGTTCTAATGTTTCCATTTCAAAGTTTGTTAATAATTTATTTTATATCTTTAAAAGTAAATTTAATTATACCATTGTAAACACTATATGGTGTTTTTTTATGTTTTGAGGTTATTATTCAATACTTTGTATATCATTAAAATCATTTCTAAATCAGATTTTGTAAATGTCTTATCTAAATTAAATAAATCGGTAAAAAATTCACCTACAGAAATTCTAATTTTTTCTTCCTTTTGATGGTAAAAAATTTCATCAAAAAAAGATTCAAAATAATCGTAATGACCACCTTTAAGATGGAAATTAATATTTTCTTTTTTAAAGTTTTCAATTGTTTTTTTCCAACACCAATCAAAATGGTTTAAATTATCTTTATCAGACAAAATTATTTTTGTTTCGTTAGAAATAGTGTTTTGACCTAAATAGGTCTGTAAAATTAGAGAATTAAGTGAATGGGAAAAGTCTGAATATAATTCTAATTTTTCGGGAATAACATTATTCACCCTAAACCAGACTTCTACATCTTCGGGGGACATTGGCTTTGTTATATAATTAAAAAAATTCTCCATAGAGTTAGTCTATGGAGAAATTATAATTCATTTTATTTTTTTGTAAATTATTGAGTCTTACCTTTGTAAGTAATTAGTGATTTCATTCTGTCAAACTCTTCTGATATTTGTTTTGATTGTTTAGGTTCTAACGACTCTAATTTAGCCATTAATTTAGACCCTTCATCTTCACCAGCATTATCATTAACAGTTGGTTGTGGAGCTTTATTGTAAGCTTTCTTTTTAATTTGACCCAATATATTCTTTTTCCTAATTGTATTTCGTTTTTTGTTAACATCGGATTCTCCAGTGTTAGCCCATTCCGGATTATTACCTGTTCTTGATGACCCCTCAATGTTATCTGTTATCCACTCTTCATTTGGATTTATTTCATCATACATTAAATTCTCTTGTCCTGCCGCTGTTAAATTATCAGTATACTCCTCAACAGCCCCTGATGGGATATAAGCCTTTTTATCCATTTTAGTTAACTCACCATTACCTTTTGGGAAAATTTTAGGTTCTGTAGTATAATCACCTTTAGAACCATCCTTTAGATATTCTTTCATTTTTTTTGTAACAGATTTAAGATAATCATCATTTTCTTTACCTGATTTTTTATGAATTTGAATTTGTTTATCTAAACCTTTAGGTGTACCCATAGATTTAATGTTTTTTTCTTTACTCTGTTCCATAATAACACTCTCAATTAACTCAATCATTTGACTTTCAGTTAATTTAACAGACTCTTTGTGTTTACCCTCTTCACCCATCTCTAATTTTTTACTTTTTCTTAACATTTTAAAATCTTCAGTATCTAATCTATTGTTTTTATTTTTATCTAAAACTCTTTGATTCCCTTTTAAAGATTCACCCATCTCCGATTTTTTACTTTTTCTCAACATTTTAAAATCTTCAGTATCTAATCGGTTATTTTTATTTTTATCTAAAACTTTTTGATTTCCTTTTAAAGATTCATTAACATCAGTTCCACAAAATTTTTCAATTCTATCTTTGGGAGCGTTATTTTCTTTATGCCATTTACAAGCCTCTTCATCATAATCATAATTACCGTCGGAATCAACCTCACCTTCTTCTTCTTCAATATAGTCGAAAGATTGACTTTTTGGGAATTTTTTTGAAACATCGTAAATTCCTTCACCACACTCTGAACATTCTCCTTCATACATCATTCCACCACACTCACAAATATTAGATTCTTTCTCATCCATACTAGTTTTTATTTTAGAGACTAAATTATCTGCTCTTTCTTCTAAAGTTTCATTTAAAATTTTAGACACTAAATTTTCTAAATAAGTCGTATTTAATTTTTTCATTTTTTGTTTTTATTATAAATATATTATTTTTTATTTAAAAGCATTTTTTCGTACTCATAAGAGATAATTGTTTTAATAACATTTTCACTTATATTATGTTTTTCACTAATATTTTGAATCGCTTTCTTAACCATATCATTCTCATATAGTTTTAAAGACTTAATGTCACCTTGATTACAATATGGAAATTTTTTACATTTTTTCTTAACTTGAACAAATTTTCCACCAGGGATTTGAGTTTTAGAAGCACCTCTCCAATCTTTTTTACTTGGTGATTTAGCCCAAGCCGCGGGAGTTTCATATGAACCAGATGAACCCGAACCTGTAGATTCAGTTGCCTCAACTTTTTTAATATCACCATCTTCATCTTCTTTTATACAGTTAGGCACCATTCTATCACCTTTCTTTTTTACACCTTTTTGTTGATATCCTACCCAACATTTTTCTTGCATTTCTTGTTTGGTTGTTGAAAATAATGGTCCTTCAAATCCACCAGCTGAAGATGCACCCATAGATTCAGTTGCCTCTTCTTTCTCACCCATAATAGGTAAGGATGATGATAATTTACCAACAGGTTTTTTTAATTTAGTATTACCAACTAATTTAGTTGCAATCCCCTTATTAATTGGTCTCTTAATCATGTCTAATTTTTTATTTTTTTTATTTGATTCACCTAACTCTTTTGTTATGTCTTGAGCAGCAATTATAGTATCAACCACATATCCGTCCTTATAAGGAGCTGTTTGGGTTACTTCACCATTAATTTTCTTCTTTAAATCATCAGACATTTCATCTTCTTCTATTTTCATTTTCTACGCGTTTTTAAGTCTTGTTTCCCAAAAACTTCGTTGATTCCACATTACACTATATAATTCTCTGAATGACCTAATTACAATGTCTTTAACCTCTACTTCAAGTTTCCCTCGTTTTATTTCACGACCTATCATTTCAATAAGTTTTTGTTCATATTGTTTCATTGTGGTTGTGCCAAAGAAATCTTTAATTTCTTTTCTCATCATAACCTCAATCTCTTTTTTTTCCGCTGCTGTAAATGCCATTTTATTTAAGTATTAATAAGTATGTTGAAGTTATTACTCCGGCAAACGTTCCAAGTTTCCATAAAAAAGATTTAAATTTTTGTCCGGTAAGTTCTTTATGTAATTTATTAGATAATTCTTCAGAGATTTTTAATTGTTCGTCTTTTTTACCTAATATAAAATTATTATTATTGTCTTTCTCTTCTAATAATGAAATTTGGACATCTTTTTGTTTTTCTCTTTCTTCAGTTTTAATTAATTTTTCTTGAGTTAATTTTAATTCAATATTACACCCATCACCCTTAATAATATCTTTAATGACTAATTTGGCAATTGGTGTTTTAATTTTTACCGTTGTTGTATCTATTTGTGAAAAACTGCTCAAGCTCGTTAGCAGTAAGAGTATCGACACTATTAATTTTTTCATTAGTTTGTTTTTTAATTATTGTTATATTATTATCTATGTGGTTAATATCTTTTGTTAAATTAATAACATTACCTTTCACAGAATCAATCTTAATATCAATTCCTTTGTTAACCAATTTAGTCGAATCAATTTTAGTTTGAAGGGACTCTATTTTATTTTTATACGATTTAACATCAGTTTTAATCCCGTTTGTTGTGAAAATATTATATCCACATAAAACAATAAGAATCACTAATAAAATATTCTGTTTATTATCACCAATAACATCTCTCATTATTATTATGTTTTAATTGTTTTTTTTCTTGATGCTAAAATTTTAGCCCATTTTGATTTAAATTTCTCATAAAAAGTTTTTAACTTATTAATCATTTCTAAAAATTCGTCATCAGCCTTTATCATTTCACCATTAATATAAACACCACTTTCTTCACCAATTGATAAGAAAAAATCAACATCATAGTCAATTAATTTACCTGACCATTCAACATTATTTGGATAAATATTTAATTTGTTAAAATCTACTAAATCAGACACTTCAGCAATAAATTCATCCATTGTTTCTTGGAAAGCAATTTTTTCATCTGTAGTTAATTCTAAATCAGTTTGTTCTTTACCATGTAAGACTAAAATCCCACCTGAAATTCTATACCCTTGTGTTTTATCATCTTTACTTTCATTATCGTCGTCAATTGTATCTTCAACAGATTTAGTTACATCATATTTTTTAGTGATATCACCTGAAGACACTTCAGTTTCTTGTTCAGTAATAACGCCATATTTTTGTCTAATATTATTAATATCTTCATTAATGGTATCGTTGGATAACATTTTTCTAGAAGCATTAAGTAAATTTCTTATTTCATCATGTGAGTTGTTCATATTCTATTTTTTTTAAAAATTCTTCAAAATTAAATGCGGGGCTAACATCTGTAAAATTAGTGTTAAAATTACTTTTAGTTACCACCCCACAATATTTTTCAATACCGGTTATTTTTGTATTATGTTCGACTATTTGACGTTTAATTGACATATCTTTAAATAATTCATTACATAATTTTGATGTATTATCAATCTGTATTGAAGTATAAGGTTGCCAAAAATAGTAGTCTCTCCATTTTTTTTCAAACACATTACCCTTATAAATATCACCAATCCAGTTAACGTAATGGTCGGTTAAAGGTTCTTTGTGTAACCACCCTAAATTTTCTAAAGAAATGACTATAGAATTCCTATTTATATTGGGATTTGAGAAATAGTCGGTGTGCCCTTCATTCCCTAATAACTGTAGTATTTTACCCTCTCTGGTTATAATATAATTGGGTATTCTGTTATATTTACCGTTATTTCTATATTTTAATAATTGTAAATAATCATTAATATTTCTAGATGTATGAGTTAGAATTATTTGATATTTCTTTTTTTGTTTTCCTTTTGGTTTAAAATCACCATAATTAATAATGTCCACCATATAATATAATGTAAAAAATTTATTTGATTACGATGTTTTTACATAACTTAATCTAACAATATCGTCAACAACTTCTTCTATTGGTTCCTCTACGACATCCTCGATTGGTTCTTCAATTAGTTCTTCAACGACTTCCTCGATTGGTTCCTCGATTAGTTCTTCAACGACTTCCTCGATTGGTTCCTCGATTGGTTCTTCCACAACTTCTTCTATAGGTTCCTCGATTAGTTCTTCAACGACTTCCTCGATTAGTTCTTCAACGACTTCCTCGATTGGTTCCTCGATTGGTTCTTCCACAACTTCTTCTATAGGTTCCTCGATTAGTTCTTCAACGACTTCCTCGATTGGTTCCTCGATTGGTTCTTCCACAACTTCTTCTATTGATTCCTCGATTGGTTCTTCAACAACTTCTTCTATTGGCCCCTCAAACACATCTGATTGTACAATATTTTTCGTATAATCCAATTCAGTCACTGTAAATTCATCGATTATAACACCAGAAGATTCTTCAATAACACTAACAGGTATCACATTTTTATTACTTTCATCAATCAATTCATCATATTTTACAAAGAAATGTAATGAAGTTAATGATATAATTGGTAATAAACCACCACTTAAAAAGGCTAACCATCTTTTCAATGATACTATATCAGTAAGGTCTGAACCAAACATTTCCCATATAGGTCCTGTCAACTCTACCCACGACTTAAATAACACACTATTTGCGTCAATCTCTTTATAGGAAAAGAATATATTACCAATCATTTGTATGAAAGTCACCATACCAAACATAAACCAAACACCACCTTTAATTTTATTTGTGGCCGCTAACAATGCTGTCATAGCTCCTATCTCAATCGCAATTGATAAATATATTGCCCAACTAATTGGATTTGTTAAATTATACCACGAAACAACATGCGATATTGATATTCCCGCAACCAAAAAAATCGGAACTAAAAACATAGCCCTGATTGGATGAGCCTTAACCCATTCTAATATTGTTTTTTTCATTTCTCTATTTTAGAAATTTCTTTATCAATTTCTGATTGTCTATTAACATCCATAATTTTTCTATCCGTAGACTGAATCATTCTTCTTTCTGTTTTTAAACCTTCAACTTTAATTTCTTTTTTTAAATTAACTTCTAATGATTCAACATTTTTAGTTAATTTTTCAATTTTAGTGTTAGTACCACAAGTTTTAAAAAATACAATTACCACCAGTAATGTCATTATTCTAATACCCCAATCGTCAATAAATTTTAATATTGTTTTCATAATTTTTAAATTAGTTTTACTATAAAAGTAAAAAACCTTCTATCATAATAAATAGAAGGTTTCTTTTTTTTTACATATAATCGAAAAGTATCGAACTCTCATTCCTTAATTTTCTTAAGGCTTTTTCCTTAATCTGTCTTACCCTTTCTTTAGTAAGATTAAAATCACCACCAATGTCTTCTAAAGTCCTTGGAGTACCCGTCAACCCAAAATAATCACCAACAATAGTTTTCTCTCGATTATCTAAAACATCTAATAAAGAAATTAATTGTTTTTTTAATTCATCTTTAGTGTTAAAAATTGCGTCGGGCATATCTGCCTGTTCATTCTTTATAATATCAACTAAAGTATCTCCATCCTCATTAATACCCATATCTAAATCAACAATAGATGGTAAATTTTGAAACTTGTCCGAGAGTTTACCCCCATTAGACTCAATCTCTTTTTTAGCTCTCTGTAAATCCTGAACCACATTAACCGGAAGTCTAATCGTTCTAGCGTTATCATTTAACGATTGGAGGATAGACTGTTTGACCCACCACACAGCGTATGATATAAATCTTAAATCTCTTGACCAATCAAAATGATTAATAGCCTTCATAAGACCTAAATTACCTTCAGCAATTAAATCAGGAAAATCTAACCCTTGGTTTTGATATTGTTTCGCCACCGTAATAACAAAACGCAAATTTCCCTCAAGTAATTCTTTATTAATCGATTCCAATTCTTTTTCTGTTAGACCTCCCGAACTAATTAATTTGGATAACTCTCTTTCCCTATCAGGAGTCATCACTTTAATCTTACGAATGTCTTTTAAATACAGTTGTATTTCTTCTTGATTAATTGGAATCCCCGAATTTTTTTCTTTCATATTATTTTGAGTATTGGTTAAGTAATTGTAATTCTTCTTCTGATAATGATTTAATTCCCTCATCGACTAATTTATCAAATAATTCGTCAAATGTTGGTTTTCTTTTCTTATATTTAAGTTGACTAATATCATCATCCTCATCTTCATCAACAAATTCAGAAAAATCTAAAAAGAATTCCGCTCTAATGTTATTCATTAACATATTTCGTACCTCATAATCATTTTCATCACATATTTTGTTTTTACCTGACATATAGTCATTAACACCATCGTTAAATAGATGTTTTGCAACTTCATCTGGTAATCCGTATGACAAATTGTCATCTGTGTATGGTAATAAAATATAACTTATTGTGTCATAATCTAATATCATATCAATATAGTCTTTAACATCCAAATAGGAATCTAAAGTTGAGATTGTGTACACTGTCGATTCCGGACCAAAGTAAAAATTGACCTTTGGAACATCCGAAATAACACTTAATTCATCAGCAATTTGTTCTGCGAATTCTTGGGGGTTGTCGTTTTTTGTAAATACAAATAGAATGTATTTGGTTAAGTTCTCCATATGTTATACGTTTAAGTTATAAATTATGTTACAAAGATAATGAAATTAGTTTAATAAAAATATTTTTTTATATAATTAAGTTGTTCCATTTTTTATTTCACACAAAACTTTCTCTAATCTTCGTTTTTCTATATCACAATATTCTTTAGATATTTCAGACCCAATATAACTTCTTTCAATTAATATACACATTTTTGATGTTGTACCGCTACCCATAAATGGGTCATAAATAATATCACCCTCATTTGACCAAGACTCTAAATGTTTTTTCACTAACTCTTCAGGAAATATCGCCGGATGTTCAAATGCCATTTTATCATTAGTAGAATTTCCACCCCCAACATAAAAATCCCATATATTATAATCTGGTACTCTATCTTTAACAAAATAATCATTTTCATTAAATTCACCATCTTTATTTCTTGAGAATTTCTTTTTTCTATAAGTTCTTTTATCATCACATTTATTACTTCTATCTCTTAACGCTATATTTGTTGTTGTCGGTTTACCTTTTGAAAATACAAACATATATTCAAACATTTGTTGGTATCTAGCACCAGCATTTGGTGGTGGATTTAATTTTCGGTATACCATAGTATCGTGAATATTAAATCCAATTTCTTTAAAAAACAACGCCTGTCTAAATGAGGTACCAGTCTCCGACCCATTTTTAACAGCATCCGAAACAACCCAAACAACAATACCACCTTTTTGAGTAACCCTAAAAAGTTCTTTAGCTATATCCTCAAAAGGAAATGAGTACCCATTATATTCATCTTTATTTTTACCGACATTTTTATTGTAAGTCCTTAAATCATCGTAAGGTGGTGAAGTAACTGTTAATTTTATAAAATTATCAGACATTTTTTTCATTGTGTCTAAACAACTTTCGTTATAGGTTTTATTTAATTCCATTATTTTTTATTAAATTTAAACTTTTATCATAAATTTCGTCCCAATTTATACATTCAGATATTGCATCATAAAAATGATTTTGAATTCTATTATTTTTTTCTATTAACATAGCAAGTTCAACTATATCAATATCCAAACCTAAATAAGATAAATATTCATTATTTGTATAGTATTTTATTTCAACATTATTTTTAATTTTAATTTTGCTACCACAAGCGTTAACCATACCAACACATACATCCACAACATATTTTTTTCCACACTTATTTGGATTTAAATTATCCGGTAATAAATTAAAAAATTCCTTGAATGTTTCATTTAACAAGCAATCAGACATACATTCTAATGTTTTAGATTCCGATGTTGAATTAAAACTTGCGTTATTACCTTTTTGTTGACATAGAGAAATTTCTAATACATCCTTATTTTCATTATAATTAACCGCCATTATATCAAGTTTTTTTAAATCTTGAGGTAATTTAATTAAAGTTCGTCTTTTTTGATTTTCAATTATTAAATCTTCTCGGATAATCGCTTTTATAGTATCTTTAGATGTCTTACTAAAATAACTTGAGTATTTTTTTTTTACCTCATTACGTAATTGTTCACCATTTAAATTTGATAAATCCATTGACATTAATATTTCTAATATAATACTTGGGTCAGCTCCTTTTTTTGTTGTCATTTTATTAATTATATAATTTTTTAAAAAGATAATTAAAAAAAGAATACCCATCAAGAGATGGGTACTTTTTATTGAGAAACATAACTAATATTTTCTTCTTTTTTAATCCTCACCACATTGTCCGCCCAATTCGTTACCAGTGGATTGTGTGTGATGACGAATATCTTCTCAAAATACTCTTTAATCTTGGTAAAGAACTCCGATACCATCTCCAAGTTATCGTTGGATATCTTCCCGAATACTTCATCAAACACCACAACATTGGCTCTTGGTAATGAACATATCTTACTCAACACCGCTCTCAACGCTAATGAAGCAATTGACCTTTCATATCCTGAACCGGATGACATTGGTTTCTCAACTTGAGTATTGTTATCAATCATTAAAAAATCAACCTCATTCTTGTCGTTAATTCTAACCTCTAATCTGAAGTGACAACTATCTTCCAACAACCTTTGAAGTTCACTATTAATAAGTGGCATCATCGTTTTCATTATAAATTTGGTTACCCCATTTTTACCAAATATTTCCAAATATATTTTATAAATTCGTTCTCTCTCGGCTTCTTCACCAATTTTCCTAATTGTTTCCAAGTTAGATGTTATATTGGTTATAAGATTGGTTATTGTAAATTTATTGTTAGAGATACTGGTTTCTATAGTTTTTTTCTCACCTTCAAGTTCATCTATTCTAATTCCGGCTTTGATTAACAATCCATCGGTTTTATTATTTTCAATAACCTTATCCTGAACTTCGGTATATCTTTCCAATTTGGTTTTCAACGCCTCAATCATTAACTGGAATCTCTCAACACTTAATTCATATTTTTCTTTAATAAGTTTGTTTTTTTCATACTCATCAAATTCTTTTTTAAGATTAACAAAACCGAGTTCTTTGCTGGTTAAATCACGCATTAACCCCTCTAATTCCCCTTTGTGTGTGATAAACCCCGCAAGCTCTCCAATTTTTGCGTTGGTAATTGCTGCGTTCATAAGTTCAATACCACAGTGTTCACATTTGATTCCACCATCAACAGAACTTTTAAGTTCCTCAATGTTTTTAATCTTTGCGTTGTTGTCGGCTTGTTTGGTAATTAAATCTTTAATCTCTTGTTTTACCTCATCGTGTTTATCCTCGTGGTAAAATTCGGATGGTTCAACAACTTTAACCCCATCTCTATCAGAAACGGATTTAGATTTTTGTGTCTCCAACCCGCTAATTTCTTCCTGAACCTTATCCGGAGATACCATTGTTAATTCCTTATCAATGTTGTGTTTGGAATTTAATAACCCATCGCGATACTGTTGACCTTTAAGAATCCTTTCTTTAGTATCACCCAATTGACCATCCAATGTAAGATTAGTTTCCGTTAGATTATCAATTGTGTCTTGACTGGTTTGGTTATCCGTTTTAAGTTGTTCTGAGTTATAAATGTTTGATAACATTCCTTTGGAAAATTCACTATAAATTTCTTTGGCAGCTTCTTCCTTACGCTTAAGAAAATCTAACCCCATAAATCTTGAAAGAACCTGACCCCTCGCTGTTGGTTTGGCATCAATTAGTTCTTCCAAGTTAGTGGCAGTTGTTAGGATGGTCATTAAGAAGTCCTCTTTAGTTCCGATAGACGTTTTGATAAACGCCTCGGTCTCTCTTCGTTGTTCTCCGGTGAAGTTCTGCAAACTACCATCAGACAATCTTTTATAAAAGTCCAACTCGGTCTTAACCGTCCATTCGTTTTTCTTTGATAACTTTCTCTCAATATTTCTCAATATGATATACTCCTCACCATCAATTGTAATTTCTCCTTTTACAGCAACTTTATTTCTTTCGGTGAATCTATTAAATATCTCCTCGGCTTTGGATGTCTTGGTGGTCTCATTAAAGAATAAGAACATAAGTAAATCTACCGTAAGAACCGTCTTACCTCCAAAGTTAGGTGGGTTTGATTCCACAACCGTAATCCCATCACACTTCTCAAAATCTATCTTCTGATTCTCACCATAGGATAAAAAGTTTGAGAATTCAATATTTTTGATATACCATCTTTTAAATGGTGATGCGTCGGTTTGGTCCTGCAACAATTTGTTATCCACAATACTATTAAGCTGGTAGATATCATCGTAGTGTTCCATATTCCCTTTTGACTCCAAGAATGAACGAACTAACTCTAATTGATAGTTCTCATCCAAAATGTTAAAGGAGATGTCTACGGTATGCGTGGTGTCGTCAGCAACCTTTGTTTTTGTTATTACATTAACATTGGTTGTGTTATACTTCTTTTGAAAGTAATGACGAACACTCTTTATTTTTTCTTGTGTAAAATTTTCTACATAATCCTCCCACACAATCTGTAGGTAAGGATTATCAAAGTTTGTGATATCTAAATCTTTTATCATTATTGTGTAATTAAATTCTATTGCAGGATTAAATAAATCCATATTTTTTAGTTCACTTCTTCAACCTCTTCTTGAATGGCGTCTCCACCGTCTCTCCTATCTTGAGCTTCCAACACATTGTCTAAATTCCAACCATCATAAGCCGTTAATTTCACACAACCACCTTCCATCCAATAGTATTCCGACATCCATTCATCCCATTTGGAATCAACTAACTTAATGAAGTTCTCGTCATTACCTCTATCTCGGTATCGTTTGATGAACTCCTCTTTTCTATCACTATCCGGATAAACCAAATAGAAGAAAATACAATTATCCAATAAAGCGTCTCTAACTTCTTTATGTGAAGACACAAAGATGTATTTATATTTACCAATATTATCTTTGATATGGGTAATGTAGTTCTGTGGAAACTCTGGATTTCTAACCTTTTCACCACTCTCATTAACAACCCAGCTAAAACCACTTGAATCGGAATCCAAAGTGGTTTTAGGGTTGTTTATATGATAAGTTGTTTTTCCTACTCCAGGAAATGCGGATACTATTTTAGTTCTCAACTTCAACTTCAGGTGTTACTACCTCAGCCTCAACGATGTTAATATCATTTACATCACTTACAACCTCGGCGTTTATATCCATTGTTTCACCATTCTCATTTTGGTATTGAGCTTTCATTGTTTCCATTTGTTTCTCAAACATTTCGGTATACTCCGCTTGAGCTTTCTTTCTTAATCCTCTAAGAGAGTTGTTTCTTGTTGTAACTCTTGTTTTGTGAGCTTTTGCTCCACCTCGTAATTTTGACTTTGGCATGATTGTTTTTATTTAATTGTTATTTATTTCTTTTTCTATTTCTTCTAAAGTTATTTCCGGTTCATTCTCAACTTGTTCTCTTAATTCTTGAGTTAACATATCAGTAATTCGTTGATATGGATTTTCATTTGACACCTCCATTTTAGACCGTTCTATTTTTTCATCTGTCGAATCATCTCTATACATTTCCAACCATTCAGGTCTCTCTTGGACTTGAATACTATTCACCTTTTCAATCATTTTTTGAACTTCTGTTTTACTACCTTGTAACATTTTAGATAGTTTAACTTTTCTCTCAATTGATTTAAATCGTGAGTAATAATCCCCCGTAATTTCATCAAAATTTATATCTATCTCATTTTGGTCCAAATATTCAACAATATTCATAACCTCAACACATTCATCACTGAGACCCATATCAATTATTAATTGAAAAAAATCCACACATTTGATTACTTTTCTAGTTTGAGTTTTTTCTTTCAAATACTTAATTACAAAATCACCTAATTTACTTTCCATATTTTAATTTTTCACTGGTCTGTTCTCCTCAAACCATTCAACAATAGAATTTATTATCCACACAGCCCCTGATGATAATAGACCATCAAAGAACCAAGACACATTTTCGGAAATACCGAATAATTGGTGTATTGGAGAGTATAATAAAAAACTCAATAAAAATCCACTCCAGGTGCTAAAACACATTGGACAGGTTAATATACCCGATATAAAACGTCCTAATCCGTTAAAAGGTGTGTATTGGTTATTTCCCCATTTTTTAAAGAAATCTCTCAATCCCTGAAAGATTGACCCGTATACCATAATGTTCATAAGCCCATAACTTAAAATGAACCAAACTAATATTTCCATATTATAAATTTTCTGTTAAGTTAGAACCTTTCATATAAACCGCACCACGCTCTATATTACTTGATTCCAATTGTTTATTTATTTTTTCAAGCTCTTCTATTCTTGTGTTCTTTAAAGATAGTTCTTTTCTTAATTTCTGTAAAGTTTCTTGGATAAGTTTTAATTTATCATTTCCGGAATCAACCTCAACTATAACTTCTTTAATAACCTCTACCACCTTCTCCACCTCAATAATTCTATCCACCGGAACTTCCTTAATAACCTCCACTATCTTCTCAATAATAATTGGTTCAGGTTCGTCCCTTTTTTCCTCTATAATTGGGACGGGATTGTCGTAAATATATACTATTTTTTCGACAGGAACTTCCACTTTTATCTCCCTAATGACTTCTCTATCAACATATTTGATAATTTCTATTTCCGTGGGTGGGCTCGGAACTTCTTTAATGATTTCCACTTCCTTAATGACCTCAACTTCTTTGATAACTTCAACAGGAACTTCTACCCGTATTTCACGGATTACCTCAATTTCTACCTGTTTTTCCTCAACAATACTCGTTTTTCCCGAATCATCACCAAGCAGACCATATTTAGTTGTGTTAAATCCACCAGTAAAACATTTTACGATGAATTTATCAATGTCCTCAATATCGTTTAATTTACAATACTCATTGACACTAGTTAATTGACTATTTGTTAACACGATTTGCTTCACGCTCTTTGTCTTCTTGTTCTATTTTTTTAAGTAATTCTTCCCACTCCTCATCGGAGTATTTATGTCTAAGATTTCCCATTATATTATTTTATCTCGTTTAATTATATTCTCAATAGCCCATAAAGGTTGTAAATTAGTATAATGACATAATTTTTTTAATTCATCATCATTTTTAGCGGATGATAATGGAATAATATGGTCAATATGCCAACCAAATAATCCGTGATTCTCCCAACACATACCATCTTTAAATTGTTTTTCCAAATAACTTTTTAATTCTGAAGGTGAACAACCAATTAAATCAAAGGTGGATTCTCTATTACTACCCAAAATTTTATTTGTCTTACTTCTATACAACATTTTTAATTTTAAGATAGGGTCATCTTTTTTTCGTTGAACCATTTTTGAGTTAATAAAATCTCTATTCCTTTCAACATAATCTTTTTTATATTGTTCAACTTTATCTTTATTATTATTCCCCCAAATTTTAACTCTATCAATAATTATTTTTTGATTTTCAATGTAATATTCTTTAGATTTTTCTAATATTTTTTCTTTATTATCAATATAATATTGTTTTTTATATTCTTTAACACAAACTTTACAATTGTCCTGTAAACCATCCTTAGAACTTTTATTTTTATTAAAATCAAATAATGATTTATCTACCGAACATTTTTTACAAATTTTCTTTTTCAAATTTATAATCTTCTAATAATTTATTAACGAGTGACGACAAGTTAATATGAAGACCCCTGTAATATTCCAACAATTCAGGTTTAATAGCTATCGATATACTCTGTTTTTTTTCTTCATTATTTTTTTTGTTTCTTCCCATATTATATAAATATCATAGTTTTTAGTAAAGTTGTTATTTTTAACAATTTTATTTATAAATTTACCAATTTTTCAGTTCCATTTATTATATCATCAAATGATTTCATTTTAAACGATAAGAAAGGTTTTGGATTGTGTAAATCAACAAACGAGTATTCATCAGTTTCTAAATTATATATTCCAAATCCGTGTTTAGTAATACTTTCCCCATAGTTCTGAGCAATCAAACTCCCTATCATTACACCTCTTTTACCATTTGGGATATTAAAGCTTGCTCTCTTATGAACATCTCCACATAGAACGAGGTCAAGACCGTTAAATTTTTCAACATCATAAGCGTGTGAACCAAAGTCAAACCCTAAATCTGTAGTTAATCCGGCAACAGGGTCGTGAAATAACCCAATCTTAAATCCAACCGCAGTATCAACTTCCGGTGGAATATTACCTTGAAATTGTGAATATACGCACCAAGACACATTCTCATCCTCATAAATCCCTCTATTCTTGTAATAAACAATATTTGGATTATTTAAATTATCAACAATAGGTGTTATACTATCCAACCTTTCATCATTCTTTAAATTTGCGTCGTGATTACCAGGAATTAAAACTATTTTAGCGATTTTAGAACATTCTGTTAATACCCAAGAAGACATTTCTATCGCCTCAGGGGTTAATTGATTTTTTGAATGTAATAAATCCCCCGTAAAGACAATTCTATCCGGAGCAATCTCTCTGAATTGTTCCAACATATTATTTAAGATACCACGATATAAATCGTGGTCTTTAAATAATCGTATATGTAAGTCACTAAAGTGAACTAATTTTTTTATCATATTATTTTTCAATTTTCCAATTTAATAATCCCCATACTAAAATTAAAGCAGGTATTCCTACCCACCATAACCATTCATCATGACATTTAACACCATTAATTGACATAATGATATATGTTATTGTTGGTATCCACCACAATGACGCAGTGCAAGGAGCACAAACACCTTCTTTTTTAATTAATTTCATTATTTATCAAATAATTTAAAATCCTCATTGACGTGACCACAATCATCACAACGATAAGTGGGGAATGGAACAATCGTATCTTCCTGACTTCCTGTTAATAATTTGTTTACTTTTTTTATCATAACAACTTCCTTGAAGTAGATGCTTCCGCATTCTTCACACTCAAGTGTTGGTTGTTTTTTTAAATCAATCTTTGGTTGCAATAAATCATCCATATACTTTTTTTATAAATTTAGTTGTTAATTACTTACTAGTCAAATATTTTTTCATATCCATATCCAAGATAGTTTGTTGAACTTCTTTTGGAATCCTAAACTCCTCAAATGTTCCATCGTCTTTAACCAAAACAATTATACACCCATAAACTTTAATGTTTTCATATTTAGACCCTTTCAACATCTTCAACAACAATTTACAATAAAATGGTAATTGTGTTGAGTAGTGACCCAAAGCAGTGTCATCCAATTTTTCAAAAGGTGAAAACATTTTTTTGGTAAAATATCCCGCTTCAAAGTTTTTTGGTTTGTTTGTTTTATAATCGGTACAGACAATCCCTACTTCAGTTTTATCTTTATTCTCAATTAACCACATTTTATCCGGAGCTCCTGTATAACCATATTCATTATCACCAAGAATTAACTCGGTATCTAATAATATTGCACCACGCTCTTTCATAGTTTCTAAAAAGTTGGTTCCTGCGGACACCATAGAATCACTGCGTAATATTTGTTCAAAATTACATTCAAATTCAGGTTGTCTAACTTCTTTATCTAACCCAAACATCTCTAATGATTTTTTTTCTAATAAAAAGTGAGTTCTACTCCCCACATTTATAGAATAGTCAGCCGCAGCCTTCCATTCATCTAATAGTTGTTGTTGAACTTCAGGGTCTCCCTTGGCTTTCTTTAGTGAGATACCTTCGGTATCAAACTCCTCATAGAAGTATTTCATTACCTTACTAACGGAGGGATAATCATTTCTAACAACACCCGTCTCATCTTTCATATAATAAGTGTGGGTGTCTTCAACAAAGGTTAAATCAAGTTCCTCTCTTCGTTTATCCAACAATCCTCTAATCTCTTTCGCAACCTCGTTTAAATCTATTTTCATATTATTTTTCAAATTTTGTTTTAAGATATTCAATTAGATATTTCGCATAACTAGTTAAATATTCATTACCCTCAAAGGTGAATACAGTAATGTTGTTTTGAATGGCGTTTTGGTACTCGTTTTTTAAATTTCTGAAGGTCGTCAAATCAAATGAAACTGTGTTGGACATAACTTATTGTTTTAATGTTGGGGCAAAGTAATAACATTTATTTCATATAACCAAATAAAATCTACTTTATTTCATAATAATATTCACCAATATTACCCCTTAAATCCGCAACATCCTTATCATCAGTTAGTTTAATGATTTTTATTTTACCATATAATCTACCCCCATTTAACTGGTGATACAATTTAACCGCATCTCTCCAAGCATCGGAGTCAAGACAAATGGTAATATTATTGATTGCCTTTTCATACAATGTCTCAAATAATAACTCTGACATATGTTTCCCTAACATAGGTATACTATTGGGTAAAAACAATCCATCAAATACACCCTCAACAATAAAAATAGGTTTAAACCAATCAATTAACTTTTCATTAAATATGATTTCATCCTTTGGTGTTTCAGGATTTTTATATTTTGCTCGACTATTTGGGTCCCAACTTCTAGCAATAAAATAATTTAAATAACCTTTTTCATTATATGAAGGTATGATAACTCTACCACCGAAACTACCCTTATCACAAAAACCAATACCATACTTTTCAATAATATCATCACCAATACCACGAATTTTAAGATAATTGTAGGCTTGATTCCTAATTGGATATCGTGGGCTACTATCTTTGAATAAAGTGAATCCTTCAGGAAGTGTTAATCTTTTCTTTTTTTCTTCTCTTGGTTTATACTCTTCCGGTTGGAGAACATTATAAATTTTCTTTTGTTTTTTATTACCATATAAGTCAAATAATTTACCTAAAGGACCTTTGGTATTATCCACATCTCCACAAGACCAGCACTTATAAACATGCTGAAAATAATTCACCTCTAAATTACCTTTGTGTTGTCCTTCATCACAATTAACACAATCAAACGATATTTGACCTTTATGTCCATAGTGTTGTTTCTCGTCTCCAAGTATTTCTCGTAATAATTCTATTAATATTTCCGCATCATCTGACATAAAGACAAAGATAATAATAAATTTTATAATATCCAAACTACAAAAGTTTTATAAACCCTTTATATTTATAAAATATATTATAAAAAGATGCCAACACAAATAACGATTAACGATATCACCGGTACACCACCATTCAATATATATATATGTGATAACCCTATCACAATATGTGTATATGAAGAAACCATAACATCATTCCCATATTTGTTTAATGTTCCATCTATAATACCAGAACAATCGTCTGTTAATTTAAAAGTTATTGACAATAACGGTTGTGAATCAATTTTAAATTTAAATCTATAAATGGCTTGTAATTCAACATATTGTATAAGCAATACCGGTAATATCACATATGATGATAACTATACCAGTGGTGGAACACATAACTCAAATCTTTATTGGACAGGTCAATCAAATGGGTTATTTATTTATTACTCAACAGGAGACACTCAATGGTGTTTATCATCAATTTTGGATGGGTCTTGTTTATTATCAGGAAAATCTCCTTGTGTGAGCGAATGTCCTGACTTATGTGATGTATATTTCTCATCAGGAATGTGTTTAACACCAACTCCAACACCAACAATTAATTGTGATGTGTTAGATTTTGTTGCTGTGTTAGAATGTGATAATATTCCATCACCATCATCTACCTCAACACCTACACCAACTGTTACACCAACAGTTACACCATCTTTAAACTTATGTTTAACAAATAATATTGACGCAACAATTGAGGGTATATCTCCAACTCCAACTCCAACACAAACCGTCACACCAACATCCTCATCTATAATTGAAAGGAATTGTACTTTTGCCGCACCTGTAGATTATAATATCATTGATGATAGTATAATATGCCCTCAAAGTTATCTATTTCAAGATTGTTATAATGGTGAGATATATTCCACAACAAATCTTACAAACTCAATAGGTGATATATCTTTAGAAAAATTCCAAGTTTATTTAGCCATGATAGATGGTTTAAGTAAATGCGTTTCATATTATGATAAGAGCGAAACAACTTTAGGTGGTTATAACATTGATTTAATTGATGGACATTTTGGGTTTAGTAATTTGGGTGATTGCGTTTATTGTGAACAGGTAACAACACCTACCCCAACACCTACACCCACATTAACTCCCACAATGACTCAAACCCCCACAATGACTCGCACACCAACTAAAACACCAACAATGACCCCAACAACAACAACTACTCAAACACCAACTAATACTCAAACACCAACAATGACTCAAACACCAACAATGACTCAAACACCAACAATGACTCGTACACCAAACGCATCACTAACACCAACACCAACAATCACGATGACCCCTACTTCATCACCACCAACTCTAATTCAGTGTTTAAACTCGTTGAATATTGTTGTAGAATATAACGAACTTAACACCGGAAATGGAAATCCTTGTTTTGGTGGACATACTTGTAATCGAGCCGTATTTACAGTTTTAGCGAATAATGTAACTATTGGTACAGTATATTTAAATAATATTGGTGGTATTTACGACCAATTAAATGTACCACCGGGCTATACCTCGTTACCACCTGGTTGGACTTACAATTCATCGAATATTCATGAATACAACTCATCCCCTTATAGTGATATTGACCGATATAATTCATTTACTATCACCTCACAACAGGCGATTAATATTGCCGCCTCAGACCCTTCAGGTGAAGTTCAAATAGCTATTAATTGTAATTGTACTGCGGGTGTTAATTGTTCATCATCCAGTTGTCACGGCTCCGTTAACTTTGTTAGAGTATATAAAGATTCTACATTAATTTACGCCGGATGTCCAACAGGTAATGCTGTTAAGTTTACACCTTGTGTGTAATTTGAATATACAAAACAAAACAAAATAAATTAATAATCACAATATTTATATTACATGGGATTCATATTAAAAAATACATCAGGGTTAATTAATACTAGATTAACGGACACCGCAAGACAAAAACTATCACAAGGTAGTTTCAACATATCTTATTTTCAAATAGGTGATAGTGAAGTAACCTATAACGCTTTTGGTTCATTAAATTTATCAAGTCTTAATATATTAGAACCAAATTTTAATTCTCAAAATTCAACAGGTTCACCTCAAAAAAACAAACAAAATATTAAATACCCATACTATGTAGATGGAACCGAAGGTAATACATACGGAATTCCTTATATGGCATCTGATGTTAGCCCTATCTACAACAGAGCTTCAATGAGAGGATTTTTTACTGGTGAGACAACAAATGAAACCATCAGTAGTTGGAGTGCGTTAACTGACAATCAACACGTAATTAACTCAAATTACGTTATTGATATGTTTTCATTAAGAGGTAATAACTCAGTATCCATTAAATATTCCGGTTGTAACACCAATATAGTCAGACAACCTTCTATCGGAGATTTTATAACAATTTATTACGATGGAAATGGATATAATAATTGTTCTTGTGATTTAGGAACCCCTATTACTCCAACACCAACACCAACACCTACTGTTACACCATCTTACGATGAGTGTATTATATATCCAACACCAACACCGTCATCCACTTGTTGTATAACACCAACACCAAGTTGTGGTCCTGAACCAATAACGGAATGTGTTATGTCAGTTTCATGTGGTTATACAATATTAACATATAAAATTATTGATATTTGTAATCTTATATTAACTGTTGATAGACCTTTACCCAATTTCACTAACTTAAACGAAGGTTGTTATTACGCCAGAACATTAATCTACCCACCAAACATGACATCATTATATGATAGTGTAACTCCTTCACAACATTGGAGTGACGATATCATTAATTTTGAATCTATTTGTACTACAGATGAATTTGACGTTAAAATTTGGAACATGAACATTCCTTGGTCTGAAAGTCCAGCGGGATTGAATTCTGCACTAAATAAAGATTATACCAAATTTGGTTCAACATCTTATTTAGGTACAAAAGAATATTTAGGGTATATGTCTAATAGTGGACAAACCAGTAACAACACGGTTAATTATGTAAATTCCCTCGGAGATGTTATCATTGTACCACCTAAAGACCAAAAAGCGATTTCAATTATTCACTATACTAATCAAAGTATAGATTTATTTTATGGTGAAAAATTTGCATTAGAACCATACGACACCACAACACCTGAAGACACAACAGGTGAGGCCAGAAACTTTAGATTACATATACCAACATTAATGTGGCATAAATCACCGACTTGTTGTAATGGACAAACTTTTTGGGTTGACCCTCCTGGGTTTGATGATTTAACAGTATCGGGAAGCCCATTATTCAAAGTTCACTATATTCAATCAACTAAAAATGCTAGTATGAATCAGCCAGGGATAAGATATTATAATTTATGGGACACAAACGCCAACGAATATAATAATGAATACCCTAATAGAGTTGGTAAAGTATTTCCTGACCAAAAAATTATTGTTATTGATGATGAGGAAATTATTGCATCATTATCTTATAAGTCAAATAGAAATTGGACGTTACCGTCACCAAGAATATCTTTAATCACTCCTAACACTTGTGAAATAAATAATGGTTCAATATCTGTAGATGGTGTTTTATCTGGTTCATCTGAATATATGTATGTTACATATAGATTAGGTAATACTGAATTAACCACAAATTCATTACATTGTAATTACTATTCAAAAATACAAGGAACAACGATTACACCAACTAATTTGGTTACTAATAATGTTGGTGTTAGATTTGGTAATGAATTTCCATGTTTAAATCAAAACCCAGAATATACCACCCTTAACACAGGATTTGTTGCCAATACATTTGAAATAATATGTCAGAAAGTGACAGGAAATGTTAGACCAGACCCTTCATTGTGGAGAGTTATTGATTTTACATCAATGGTTAGCGCAACAACAATTAATGGAAATATAACTGTAGAAGGTTTAACAGGTACAACATTTGTTATCACATCAGATGACTACGATAATGCCGAAAACGATATATATAATTTAGATTATCTCTCGTTACCATCTAAAACTGGTAATACCGAAACTTCATTAAATTTTGGAGATGAATATTATTTTTACGGAGCATTAGAAACCGATATAGAAGCAACAATTTATGAAATGAAATATAAAGTAAATTTAAGTGCAACTGAATTCCAAGCAAGCTCTAACCCTACATGGTCAAGCTCCGTAAAACCATATATTTCAGAAATAGGTCTTTACGATACTGAAGATAATCTTATGATTATATCAAAGCTACAATCACCTGTTTTAAGACAAGGATTACAACAGTTTTTAATTAAATTTGATTTTTAATTAAATATGAAAAAAACACTTAAAGAAACCCCTAAAGTTTTAGGTCTTGATGTATCTACCCGAACAATTGGATGGGCATTATTTGATATACAAAGTAGAGAACTATTGGAATTAACCCATATCTCACCAGTACCAAAACCAAAAGAAGAAAATAAAATTAAAGAATTATTACTTAAAAGTGAAATTTTTAAATCAAAACTTATTCAATATAAAGATTTAGGTATAACTAAAGTTATTATTGAGGAGCCATTATTAAATTCTAATAATGTATATACCATTCAAACTCTATTAAGATTTAACACCTTAATCACTAAAGAAATTTATGATGTATTGGGGATTGTTCCCGAATACATTTCAACCTACAACTCTCGTAAATTCGCCTTTCCTGAACTTGTTAAACAAAACGATAAAAACAAATTTGTTTTATTTGGTGGTCTTCCTAAAGATTGTGACAAAAAACAAATTATTTGGGATTTGGTCGCAAAACGAGAACCTCAAATACAATGGTTGTACACTAAGAACAATACACTCAAAAAAGAGAATTTTGACCAAACAGACGCTTACGCTTGTGTTTTAGGTCATATGACTCAAGAAAATATTTGGTAAAAATTAACCCACCTTTATGGTGGGTTTTTTATTTTAATCTTTTATTAATCTAACCGATACCCCCACACCTTCTGATACCCAGTTTCTTTCAATATTACTACTAAGATTACTTAATTCATACTGATAATAATGCTCATTTGGGGATTTTGAAGTTGTTCCAAAAGTACCTATTGTCTGAAGTAAGTTAGAAACCCCGTTTGTACCAACAGTCCCACCAGGTAATGCGGTAAAAAATGAACTATTATTTGGCGAATCAAAACCTGGAGACCAATAACAAGAACTAGCATCTTTTAACTTATCACCGATTAAAGGTTGGATATATCCATCATAATTTCCAGACCCATAAACATCAATCCAAGTACCCCCACCTAAAGTAGCTGTTAAAGTTGTCCACTCAGTGTCTGTTGGTATATGATAACCATTTGGTGCTAATTTTTTTCTTAAACTAGGTGTAGTATATGACGCCGAATTCCATATTCCTAATATAGCATAAATATTGTATAATTTACCGTAAATAGGGCCATTGGCAGAATTAAATCCGTAATAACACCAACCACCTTTGGGTACAAATTGAAAAGCTTGCCATTCAGCTGCAGTATTAGCTTGTGGTATCACAGTACCGTCACTATAAGTAGTGACATCTAAATTGCATTTTGTCCATATTTGAGACCCAATTGTTACAAGACTATTTGGTACACAATTAGGACAAGGATTATAATTTATACAATCTGTACAAGTTGTGAATGTCTGATTTAATACTGGCGTAAAATAATTCCCAGAATTATTTATCACATCAAATAATGGACTTAATACTGGGTAACCATTAGATATATACATAAATTCCCAACAAGTATCATCATCTGTTTTTCTTAAAATTTCCCCAACAACAGTTGTAAATCCTGGTAATACTTGTACAACATATTGGTTAATATTAGAACAATTCCTATAAACATAATATTTTTGTGGTGATGACGGTGTAACTGTAGGTGTTTGAGTCATTGTAGGTGTTTGAGTCATTGTAGGTGTTTGAGTCATTGTAGGTGTTTGAGTCATTGTAGGTGTTTGTGTAGGTGTTTGTGATGGAGACGCACCAGGTGTTGATGTTACCGTTGGTGTTACCGTCATTGTTGGAGTTTGAGTATTTGTAGGAGTTTGTGTTGGCGTAGGTGTAGGAGTTTGTGATGGAACCGGCCCACAATATTGACACGAAATATTATAATTAATTCTCAAACTAACAACAACATTATTTGGAACTAAAGATTCCTCATCACATTTAGTTATAATTTGAATTTGATTATTTATTGGGTCAATGATAGTTTGCCCAACTTGGTCAAAACTATCCACTAACACCTTTAACTCTTCATAAAATTGATTATCAAACGGATAATCATTTAACGAATAACTAATATAAAAATCATTAAATTTTAATTCATCCCCAATTGATACTGATATTCTAAAAAAAGCAATGTCTAAAACACAATTAGTGAAACCCGATACATGACTATAATATCCATCATAATACATTTCATATATACCATTTTTACCTAATTCTCCAATATCTTCAAAATTACTATCACAAATAGTATAAGATTCATAAGACGATAATTTATCATACCCATAAATTGTTATTGAGTTTTGTTTAACACAATTATCTGAATCAGTCACAGTTAAAGTATATGTTCCCGCACTTAAATTAGTTATAGTATAACCGGTTTGTCCATTCACATTAGGACTCCATTGTAATTCAAATGTTGGTGTACCTCCCGTTATTGATACATTAATTGTTCCATCAGAACCATTCATTGCATCAGTCTTAACTAATATAAATCCAACATTCTCGGATGAGTCTATAACAAAATTTTGAGTTTGTCTACATGGAGTTGGACTAGAATCTATTACCTCAACAGTATATGAACCTGAAATTATATTATTTAAAGTTATAGAACTATATGGTGGGTCAATTATCACTGATTGGAATCCTACATTAACATAATAAGGTGAAACACCCCCAACTATCCCTATTTCAGCAGTACCATTATTTAAATTACAAGTAGTTCCCGTGGTTAAAACATTAATAGTATATAACGATTCATTAATAACCTCATATGTGTTGGTATAAACACATACCCCATTTGAAATGGTTAAAGTGTATGTATCAGATTTTAAATTATTAAATGACCAACTTAAACTACTGGTCTCGTTTTCTATTGAATCGTTATTTGAATCTGTTAATGTATACACAATGTTACCATTAGTACCATTAAGGACTATAGATATAGTACCATCTGAATTACTACATTTTGAATTAGTCACATTCACTGACTCCACATTAAAACCTGTTGGTGTTTGAACAGTCGTTGACGCAACAAAACTACATAAACCAGCATCCTGCACATACACTGAAACAACTCCACCAGGAATATTAGTAAATGTATATTGGGTATCAAACGAAGTATAAAATCCTCCGGTTGAGGCTGAATAATAATATGGTGCTGTACCCCCTGTTACAAAAACCGTTAACTCACCATCGTTTGCGAAACAACCAGGACTAACGGATGCGAAGCCACCTAAACCAATTTGAGGTACTTTTACAACTTCAGTACTTTTAGAGATTACACACCCTGTATTATCTGTTATTGTAACGCTATAAGGACCATTAGTTAATCCTGTAATTGATGATAATGTAACACCGTTAGACCATAGATAAGTATATGGTGGATTTCCTGTTAATCCTGTTACAAATATCTTACCTGAATTAACATTACAACCGGCATCATTAACAACATAAAACCCATAATCTAAAGTGGTTGATGATTTAATTATACAAGTTTCAGATTTACCCGTACATCCACCACCATCGTTGGCAACAACATAATAAGTTCCAGCGGATAATGAATTAAAAGAAAAGTTAGAATTTAATGTTGACCCTGAAGATAAATATCCACTAGTACTTTCATATAAATAGTAACTCGCAACACCATATTGATTTTGTGTTTGAGCAGTTATCGCTCCATTATCAAAATCACAAGTAGTATTTCGTTGGTTTATTATGCTAACACAAGTACCACTTGATATGTAAATATTTACCGGAACTGTTGTTATTCCAGGACTGTTACATGAATCGAGAATATTAAACGAGTATGTTCCCGCCGATAAACTATTAACAGTATATCCTGTTATACCCGCACCTAGCGGTATTGTCCCATAAGCAGGTGATAACCATTCTATTGTATAATCAGGTGCTGTCCCCTGAATATCAATTGAGAAAGACCCTAATGAGAGATTAGAACAATCTCCAGTTATACTCGATATATATGATAAACTACAAGCCATTAATTACATAAAATTTCAAAATTTATTCCAACATTTAATTCAAAATTAATGCCGGTTGAGTTCTCGGAACATACAGAATGATAAACCACTATTTGGTTAAATGGTTCTCCCTTTTCTACGAAAATATTATCTTCACTAAAATAATACGCATAACCATAATTTAGTAAACTTTCTAAACTATTCATTAAAGCCTCCGCCCATTCATTATCACTAGGTACACTTATACTTTTGGTAAGCCCTGACCCCACAAAAAATGGGTCTTTTACAATATTTTCACCATTAAGTCTCATATCAACATACCAAACACTTTTTAAATTTTCATACAAACAATCATTTAATTCGTAAGTTGTTCCTAAATTAGCATTTGTTGCGCTTAAATAAGTATTTAATGCATTACTTAAAACAACACCAAAAGTGTCATCCGGATACGCATTACAAGACACCGATTGAATCGGACAATCATATGTAAAAATATTTGATGTTAGAGAACAAGGTCGACAAAGAACGGGAACAAATTTACAACCTTCTTGTCTTCTCCATACAAACTTTTGTCTATGAAAAATTGAGTTCTCATATCTAACACCCGTATTCCATATGGTTGTTGCCGGTATCATTTGTTCCACTAATCTAATCCAATAATCACCAAGACCATTAACATACTGAATCATTGTCTGATAATTAAAATTATCGTTCTCTAATCCGGCAAGTTTTTCTGATTCTAAATATTTCCAATAAATAGATTCTAAAGTTGGGTAACCCATTGTTTTACCATCACTAATATATTGTCTATTTCTAACATTAATTGTGTTTAACCAAAAAGTTTGAGCAAACTCAAAAAATGTTTTATTCTTTGGTTGTGGATTAATAACCGTATTATCAATACCACCCCTATCCGGATAATTTGATACAGGATTTGGATTGCAATAAGTCGGAGCGACATAATTTAACCCCTCATTTGGTATTGGGAAATTATATTGTCTTGACATCGCCCAAACATCATACGATAATCCTTGACCAGGATTTAAAAATAAATCAGTATTTTTAGCGTTTAAAACTAATTTATCACTTTCCGTATAATATCTTGCGTTATAATTACCATCTAAATTTTGTCGTAAACCAATTTCATTATCAACCCAACTTTTATTATTATCAATTGTTTGGGTAATGTTATACCCTAATGGCATAAACGGAAATTTAACATATCTATCCAAATATTCACCACCATAGGTATATGGTGTTAATGTTGTTTGATAATCAGGATTTGACCCTGTAAAAACACTATTGGTAAGATTAACTTCTTCCGGAGCTCTATGTTGAGGTGTTGATTCGAACCAACCGCTACCTTTTTCATAATAATAATCTTCAGTATTTGGAGGTGTTGATGGGTATCCTTCACTATCAATAGGATATTCACTTAATGAAACATTTACATCTTTCATTATTGTTGTTGATGTAAATCCTGTGTATTCCACATTCTGAAATCTATATGTGTTACCAGCCTCTATTGTTGGGACATTTTTAACATATGTTCCACCTGATATCGCGGCATAACTATTATTAAAATCACTTACACTAATTCTTTGGTCTGCCAAGTATATGTATTCGTTAAAATCAACTAACGCATCCGGAGCACCAATCAACCTTAATAATATCTCAACAGATTTTCTCGTTCCTTTAGATTTAAACAAATAAGCTGAATTAAGAATTAAATTCCTATAATATTGATAATTTAATTCATCCGGAGTTTGTTGGTCGCTACTCCCCGCAAATTCGGGAACATTTTTGTTTTTCTCACCAAAAACTGATGTTAAAAATTCATCATTAGTTATTGGAGATATATTAGTATTCCACCCTAAAGTTTGTGCTAAATTTTTTAATAATTGAGATGGGATATCATTACCCACATTATAATTAACCGAATTCATATATGCTAAAGCGTCTATGAATTTTTTTGTTTCGTCAAAACTTCTACCATATATTTGTAGAACAGACTCCATCTTTTGACCTATAGTATCAAAGTCTTTAAACGCCCCTGTCGTTAAAAATCTTGATATTAAATTTGTTTTATACAAGTCAAATGATTCACTCAAACCATTCAATGTTGTTAAATAGTTGGTAAAGGCTGGTGTGATAATATCAAGATTCCAATTACCATATAATGGCCAAGTAACATTTTTATTTAAAACATAATATGTACCATCATCAGCATCTGCCGGTACTTGAAATGTTGCTGTATACTTTGGTACAACATTTCTATTTAATAAAAATCTTTGAACCTCATCTAAACTTTCATTAAACACCTGATTAACTTCAGAATCATTAGGTCTAATCACTAAATCATCATAAGTGTTAGTTTGACCCGAAAATGGATTACCCTTAACATATATTTTTAATACTCCCGAAGACAATGATGTTGTCGGAACTATCGCAACCACATCAAATCCATTATTGTTATAATATAACGAATACTTTGCGTATTGCATTGTCATATTTCTTAACACCGATACTTGAACTTCCCTTAATTGTAAATTTCTTGTGGCGTTAACCGTAAAATCAACATCAAAAGGGTTTCTAATTCTAGAAACATTTAGTTCAAAACTAGTTTCATCATCAGAACCAATATATGTGATATTTGATGCCGTTTCACCAGTCACATAATTTTCATCCATTAAAGTCACCTCTAATGCCGCAGGAAATTTACTAATGATTGTCTCAACTGATGTTGAGATTCTTTTAACCATTGACCCATATTGGGTGAAATTGGTAACTTGGGTAAGGTCGAAATTTGGATATACTTTGAAATTATTCTCAAATATTAATCTAGATTGAGCAACACTACTAATCCCAAGACCGTCCAAATTAATTGGTTCTGAAAAATTACCAGTGTTAAATGTCCTGTTGTTCTTTTCAGTAATTGATGTTGTAAATTCAAAATTCCCCTGCGTTAAACCACCTCCTTGGACTAATTGGAAACCAACTAAATCATCGGAAAATGTGCCAGCTCCTGTTGCCGATTGTGGGGGACAAGTATATTTTATTAACGCCATTATTCAGTTATATTTGTAAAGTTTTTACTATAATCAATATTGCTACCTCTATCTTGTCTAACTTCATATAACAAGTTATTAAATTGGTCTCTAATTTCGTATAAGTTATATTGTTTGTATATGTTATTAGATGTGTCATATAGAGTGTAAATTCCATCATCCATTGATTTAGTTTGATTACCAAACAACGCAATTGCGAGAGTTGAGAAATCGTGTTCAGCGATTTCAACATCTAATGTTATTGGATTAAAGAAAGTATTACTAATAATAATATTTTGATTTGGCTGTCCAATATATGGTGTTGCATTTGGTTTATTAGTTGGTGCTGATGATGGGGACATAGTACAAAATATCAAATTAGTACTATTATCCGTATATCTATATCTTATCGCCTTTTGAGATGTATTAATCAAATTTTGAACAACCGGTTCACAAAAGAAAGAAGATGTTATTAATCTGAAAAAATTAGGTATTTTAGTGTTATCAGAATTTAAATATTCTACCCTAAACCCTACCAATCCTTGATTAACAAATTTGTTTTTATATTCCGCCGGTACAGCATTCAAGTCAATGATAATACCTTTAACATTAGGTAATGCGGATAACACTCCACAATCCAATATAGTGGTTCTAATTTGAGCTGGTCTAATAAATAAGGTATAGATACCTATTTTGTTAAATTGGTCAGCAGGGAGTCTTAAATTGTATAATCCACCCAATATTTCAACATCCGCAACACCACCAGTGGTTTGACTGTTAAAATACGGTCTTAATATGTCCGCCGAGTTTAATTTTGTTAAAACAAAATTATCTGTTTCATCTCTTGATGGTGTGTAATTTAAAATTATCTCCACATCCGCTGGAGATACATCTGCTGGTCTTATCGTTCCGTATGTTCCTGTTGCCATATTATATTGTTATTATATTAAAAAATCCGTAACCATATTTTTCAAGGTCACCTATATTATCAATTTCACCCATTCTTTCAAGTCTTTCTAAACCCGACTGTTTTCCTCTATCAATAAATACATTAGATTGCACTTCTGCTTCATCAATTACATTTAATAATACCTCATTTTTTGTAATAATTGAGCAATCCGTCTCAATTGGTGCAACATCACTAACCACAAATATTGTTGTACCATCTTCATAATCGTAATAATCAATATTATTAATACTATATCCAATGTTTAAACCATCTCTTGATATTCCTGAATATATTCCAACAACACCCGATGTACCTGTGACTTGAAGTCCT